CATGATCTTCTTTTCTGGGTCATTGAAGAGTGTCCACAACACAAACGCTCCAGTAATCCAACTTTTTCCGACTCCTCGGAAGGCTTGGATTTGTAGACGTTTAGGTCCGTGTTGTAGGTAGTCTGCAATGGCATATTGCGCCCTAGTTGGTGAAGGGAGATCAAGCTGGTCCCATAATGCTTGCAGAAACAGCTTGAAATCGCCCTGTAAGGACGTTAAAACGTCTTTCATGTACGAATGTGGATAAATTACTTTTTCTTGCGCTTAGGAGGTCTTACATAACCCTTAAATTTCTTTTGTCCTTTTAGTGGTCCTGATGTATGTCTTAGCTTTGGATATTTGCCAGCCATTATTTGACCGTAAATAAACTCGTCAATTTGATCTAGTAATGGTGCTATCTCATCTATGAAACCAAAACGTTGTTTCATAGTTGCACCAGTAAAATCTATAGTTGAGTCATCTAATCCAGCCATGTCTATAAATTGGTGAACATCTACATGTATAGGATGAAACTTTTTATCGCCCACCAAACCGATTAAATTTTCAGCTTCGTTTCCAATTTTTAAAGTAGACCAACGATTATTAGTATGTACATATTTAAGGAATTTTCTTTTTTCCGTTGGGTTTAGACCAGCAGCAATTCTATCTATAAGACCTAATGGAGATTTATGGTGTACTAAAACACCTCTACCAGTCGGTCCTAAAGTTTGTTCTTGTTCCCATTTTTGTCTTCTAGCTGTACGTGCATTTCTTTCAGACAACTTAACTGCTTTAACACGTAGAGAACCATCTTTATTAAATTCAGAATTACTTTTTAAATAATGAGTTGGTTCTCCAGTAGTTTTGTCTTTGTAAAAAGGATATCCTCCTAAACTTTTATGTTTAGCATAATAAGCTTGACCAGCTTTTTTATACTTAGCTGCTTCAACTGGGTCTTCAATTACGTTTCTAGCTTTAACAGGTTTTTTATTTAGAAACTGTGAATACTTATCTGAAACTTTATCTACATTAAAAGCTTGCGGTTCGTCTTTTAAACGTCGAGCGTTTTCACTTATTTGTTTTAACTTTTGTTTTACAGCTTGGTTTCTTGCTAGATCGCCAGCTTCTAGTTTTGGTCTTAACTTGACCCCTTTTGGTACTACTCCGTTTCTTATTACGCCCTTACCATTGCTGCCGTTTTTAAGCGCAGATTTGGCAGCACGCTTTCCATTACTAAGCAGGGCATCGACGCCTGCCGCAATTATTCTGCTTGCCATTAAAAAAGCCCCTTACGGGGCGGTTATTGTTATAGTCCTCTGGCTTTTTTTGCCGTTTGTGAGTTTGGGTATTTTTTAATAAATTCAGCTTTCGTCATTTTTTTCTTCTTCATTGCTTGGAAGTCTTTGTGTTTCTGACGTAACTTGTCTACATGTGGCTTACCAAATCTGGCTTCGTTCTTTTCTCTAATTGATAAACGACCTGAACCAGCTTTAGGTGTATTGGTTTTAGTTGTTGAAGTAGTTGTATTTCTTTTACCTTTGTAAGTACCCATTTCTGGATACCTAGCTTTATTTATTCTTGCTGACTTTTTAGTAGCTGTTTTAGAAAGCTTTTCTTCTTGTTTTTTATAATCTGATCCGAGATTTGATAAACCACGAGATTTTTTATTTACAGGTGCTGATCTTTCTTGTACAGGAATGTTGGAAAGACCTGTTTTCTTTTTGGTTACTCTGCCTCTTTTATTTGTTTCCTGTAATTTTTTTATTTTTAATTTGTTAGAAATTCTTCTAAACAAATCAGTGCGTTTCTTCTTTTGGTCTTTTCCAGACCTACTTGGTCTTGCCATCTTAATTAATATGTTGATGAATAATTAGCTCTCGCAGTGGCTGAAATCCAAATGCTTTTCGCATCCATTCGAGCCAATGACTACTACCTTTGTCCTGATTGCATTTCCTGCAAGCACACACCACATTTGATGTAAGATCTTGTCCACCTTTTGAACGAGGTTGAACATGATCGAGTGTAAGTTCTTTAAATTCATAAGTTTCTCCGCAATAAACACATGTACATTTGAAGTGCTCTTTTACAGCTCTTCTCCAGAGCCGTTTAGAATCTGAACTTGTCATGGTTATTAGGTTTTGTAAGTAATGTTTTGGACTAGGTAGTAGAGGGGTCATTTACGTATTTTGAGTCGGCTTTTTCTGTTTTCTGATGGTTTCTGTAGTCTTCCCTTGGTAGTACTCCCCTTATAGTGAGCAGCGTCTTTGTTATCGCCATTTCCGTAGGTACCAAGTTGTCTATTAAGTCGATTTGCATTTACACGTAGGGCTAATCCCTTTTTAGTTTTGTTGTATTTTTTTTGTTGCTTGAGTCGTTTTGCTCTAGCTTTTGGGTTGGATCTATAGTATTTAGCTGTTCCTGCCATAGAGTTTCGCCTGTACTAATTCTGGATCAACAGTTGGCATAACCTGTGCAAGTTTTGACAGAGGGTTTCCGTCGTAAGCAACACCGCTAATATCATTAGCTTTTAACCAATCGCAGGCTGCCTTTAAGTCTTGAGTAGTTGCCTCGCCTGATTTGATGCGAGCGAGGAACTCCTTAGTAACTAAGTTATGCAACTCGTTGAATTGATCTTCGGTTGCTTTCTTTTTCATGCTGTCCTCTTTTTCTTTTTCTTCTTCAACTTTGCTTTTTCTATCTTTTTGATAGTTCTAAATTGGTCGCCATACCTTTCTTTATCTATGTTGTATAAATATTTAGGTACTCCACGAACAGTTCTTATTTTTAAGATGTTGTTGGCTGCCATTATCTTTTTTTAGCTGTCTTAGCTGCACGTTTAAAGTTTGCTTTTGTTGGAGCACCTTTAGCTCCGGGTTTTCTCATCTTTTCGCCAGATCCAGCAGCGATGCGTTTTCTTTTGGCGTGGATATTAGCGTATAGTCCTCTTTTAGCTGGCATTATCTATACCCCTTTTTTGAACCTTTACCTTTAGATCCACAAGATCCTTTTCCTTTGTGTGCCATTATTTTTTCCTCATGTTTTTGGATATAGCTTTAGCTACAGCTTTAGGTAACTTTGGATTTTTAGCCATAAGTTTTTTAGCTGTACCATTTTTTTTGGCAGGTGGTCTGCCTCTTTTTGAACCATAGGTTCCTTTTCCCATTGGCATAATTAACATTTCCATTTGCGAAGGGCTAAAGCCTTACGAGTAGGCTTGCCGTTTGGTTTTTTCATTGGTCCCTTGACTCCTGACATACGAGCACAAAAAGATCTTTTGCGAGGACCACCACCCGGTTGGGGTGCTTTTAGGTTTGAGCCTGTAGCTCTGTTGTATTTTTCTCTACCAGCTTTAGTCAGTCCGCCAGTACGACTTTTGTGTTTGCCGATTTTTAAACTGACGTTTGCCATTATTTAATATCCAAACCTTTTTTAACTATCTGTAGTGCTCTATCATCAAGCTCGTTATCAGTTTGCTCTACTAATTTTTCAAGTAATTGAACAACAAATAATTTGAATTTTTCACTTTTTAAAGAAGTTAAAACGAGAGGTTTTATTAGTGCTAACATTTTCTTTTGGTAATAATGATTGAATAGGAACTATGTCGTGACACATATGTTCGACACGACTTCCCGGTCTTAGGGTGAAACCCTTACTTTGTAATTCGGCACATTTCAATGCGCGAACAAGCTCGTAGTCGAGCCTTAATTTCTCTTCTTGTCTCTTTGCTATTTCTTTGCAGAGCTTGTATCCACTCTTATCTAGTGGAACCATAAAGTTAACTTGAAAACCCCAGTTCTCATTTAGTTGGTAGCTGGAAGGATGTAACCCCTCCATATCCTCTTTTTCAGACCATGGCTTTGCATGGTTGCCCATATAAAATGGAGAGAATGTCATAGTACTTCCATTACACGAAACCCCCTGCGAATACTGCTGTCTCGAAGAAGCTCCATTGTTCTGGAATTGTATTGCGCTATTGGTGACATTGCCCGTCGCGGCTGCTACCGGATTGGAGGTGTTATTAACTTCAGGTTCGTCTGCTAAAACAGGTGTTACTGTGAGAAGACAGAGAGCGAGGTAACAGTAGTGTTTATAGTCCAATCTGTTGTTGCGTCTATTTGTTCTACTAATCCTGCTGCTCTTGATGTTGTCTCTAGAAGCCAGTCTGCTGTTGGATCTGTTACTGAGAAGGTTGTAGCTGCGTCTGCAATGTCTCCAGAAGGAGTCACATTTGAGCCTGACCAGCTCTTTACCTCTGCTCCAAATACCTGTGTCTGCTTGACTTCTTGGACTGTTTGAGTTGTAGTTGTCGTACTGTTCATCGACCCTTGTGTGAACTGAGGGGTCACAGTATTTGCTCTCGCTACTGCGGGTGACAACAGTGCTAAGAGAAGAATCCATTTCTTCATATTTTTGGTTTTGTTGGAGTTGTACTTGTGCCGTTACCATTCTTCTTACCGTTGCCCGTAGACAGCCCGAAAGTTGCAAGTGCGCCCGTAAAAATCGAGGCTACGAACGTGATGTCAGCGGATGCGTTAGATTTTTTTACCATTGGTAACTCAACATAATTAAGAGTGATAATAAATCCGCTCCATATGACAACACCCAAACGCACGGCTGCGCCAAGTATTGCCATCTGTTCTTCATGGTCATCTACGTTTTCTTTTAATTTGGTAAGGAGTCCTTTTTTTTCTGGCTTTTTTTCTTCCATTTATCTATTTTTCCTTGTATTAACTTTTGCAGTTGCTTTTTAATAGTGTTAAAAAATGGTTGTGCAAATGTTGTTACTGCAACCGCACTTACCGCTGCATAAGTTGCAGCCATAACCACTTCTGTTGTTGGTAAAGGTACTTCAAAATTAAAGTAAGGTACCTCAATCTTTGGAGGTGGTGGTGACTGTTCAGTTGTTTCCTTTGTTTTAGATTTAGTCTTTTTAGGTTTACGTAAATCACTAGGAGGTACAACTAAAGGTTGGTAGGATGGAATATCAGCTGTAGGTAAATCTAATGCTGGGGTTGGATATTGTTGGTCGAGTGGTAAAGCTAATGTGGGTAGGTGGATAGGTTCACCTAGCTCCAAGGCACACCAGTAGCCATTGTAGGTGTTTTCTGCTCTGTGACTTGTGCATCCAAAGCAGCTTCAATTTGTGCAATTGTAAGACCATTTTCAGAAGTAGCTATCTGTTCTATTTTTGCTTTTACCCAACCAATAACTTGATCGTGCGTTAGATCTTTATAAGGTATTAATGTTTCAGGTCTTTCTAAATCAACTTCTCCTGTAGCTCTTGTACTATAAGTTCCATCAGTTGCATCTACACGGTAAATAACTTTACTGACGTAACCGTCCGCTGTTGCACGAACACATGTGTTTACTTCCCAAGTTTTTGTAATTGTCATTTTTTTATTTAGTTTTTAATTTTTCGCTTCTAATACTGAAATTTTGTCAGATAGCTCTTTAATAGATTCAATCAAAGCACCAATCAAACCACTATACTGTAAAGATTTTTCACCTTCTTCACCATGTACAAGTTCTGGAAATACTTTTTCTACATCTTGTGCAATAACTCCCATTGAATTATTGGTTGTATTTTTGAAGTTATATTTATAACCTGTTAGTTGTTTTACCTTTTCAAGAACATTTGATAATGGTTGTATATTTTCTTTTAATGCAACATCAGAAGATTCTGTAACCGTTCCACTTACATTTATACCACTATTTGTTGTCACTAACCTTTGAGTAGTAGTTCCACTTGTAGTTTCAAATAATCTAACCTGACCACCATCTTCATTCGGTTGAATTTTTATATCACCAACTTGACCAGCTATTAAAGTATTGCCATCAGATGCACCGCTATGAAATATTTTTACAAGGTCAGCATTATTTGCTGAGTTTCTTAGTTTAAAATTACTACCAACAACATTAAATCCTACATTAGTTGTTTGTGCAGCTATTGCTCCATCATAATATAGAGAAATTGCACCACCTTCAGAAGCTTGTAAAAGAAACTCATTACCAGCCTTATTTAATAAACGAATTGCGTCACCTTGGATATCTAAATTTCCTGTTTTGTTAGTAATTTTGGAATTTGATCCATCGTGAACAATAGATAAATCATTTCCAGTACCAAAATTTACCTTGTCGCTATCAGGAATAAATATATTACCAATACCACCTATTCCTATGGAATTACTATAACTATTACCATCATTTGTACTTATCTGTAATTGTAATGTACCACCGCCTGCGTTCCATCTGTATCTAGTATTTTGGTCAGTGGTAGTGTCTTCAAAATCAATTCCCGGTGAAGTAGATTTTATTAGCAATCTATCTAAAACATCAAACCCTGTTGCAGAAGTTTCTGCTTTTTTTGTACCATCATAATTTAATTCAACTGAATCAGAATTAATTTCTAACTGAGTGTTTAATGAGTCTGATGTAGTATCACGAATTAAAAATTGTAAATCGTTATGAGTGTTTCTGTATTTAATCTGTGAACTTTCTTCAGTAAGAGTATTACCAAAATTTATTCTTGAATTACCATTACCTTTACAGAAAATTGATATTCCAGAAGCGGAATTATCATTACTATCTAAAGCACCGGTAAAAACTGCTCTGGTAGAACTACTTGGTGTAGGTAAATTAGTTTCAAATCCAGCTCTAAGTTTTCCAATGACTTGCAATCCATCTGTTACAGTAGTTGCTTTTCGAGCGTTATTAAAATAGAGATCAACATGTTCATCATTACTAGACGTACTTGTTGCACCTCCAAAGGTTGCAAAGATCTTTGATCCATCAGTATTGTTTAACCTTATAATTTCGCCATCAGCACAACTTACTCTTGTTTGACCAGTTAAATTTCTAAATTGTGCAACAGTTCCCGTATGATTAATTACTAAACCACCACCTGTTGCATCTGGATTATATGTAGTATTTTTACCGCCCTCCAACCTTACATTACCAGTAAGAGTGCCACCTGCTAAAGGTAATTTATTTGTTATTGCTGCGTTAGAAGCATTTATAGCATCAGATGGAATGCCATCAAGTTTTGTATGATCTGCGTCAGTAAACACGTTGCTGTCACTGGCACTCTCTACTAATGTTCTTATCTCTGCTGCTGTCTGATCTGCTGTTGCATTATCTTCTATACCATCAAGTTTTGTACCATCCGCAGAGATATCTCTACCATCAACTGTTTTTTCATCTTCTAAAGTTAGATTTTTCCATATCTTTACATCACCATTATCAAATATCCTCAGTCTTGGATTAGTTAAATCATTTTTAGAGTCTTCTATCTCAAAATTTCCGCTATTAATTTGTAATCTGTAATCATAATTACTCGGAGATCCTGTTCGTAATATTAATTTTGGATTTGATTTTTTCAGTACTACTTCGTCTTTTAACTCAACACTACGTTCATATACTGGATCACCATTTCCATCTGTACCATTTTGCTTTCTTTGTATGTATATCCTATCGAAGGAAGGAGTGTCAGCACCATCAGTCTTTTCACTTATTTTAAGAACACCTTCATTTAACTGAAGTAAATAGTCAGGTAAGTTAGTATTACCATTATTACTATCAACTAGGAGTAATCTAGGTAGATTATCTTGTAATTTTAAATTTCCAGTAAGTGTTCCACCCGCTAGTGGAAGTTTTGCGTCAATTGCAGTTTGTTGATCTGAAAATACATTTTTTGCAAATGCTGTCGTTGCTATTTTAGTAGAACTATCAGTTGCAGCTTGTGTAGTAGCAGTAACACTACTATTTAATGTTCCGGCTATTGTTCCATTAGTAACCGTTAAGTCTCCATGGACCTCTGCACCAGATGTGTTAACAGTAAATCTTTTTGTGGTAGAATCACCAGTTTTAGTTCTAAGTACTATATGTCCACCACCAACGTCATTTTGTATATGTATATCACTATCATCATAAAATGGTCCAATTTTTCCTAATTGAGTACCATTTCCATTTCGGAAAGCCATAGCAACTCTAGCTGCTGTAAGACTATTGCCACTATCATTATCAATTAAAATTATTTGATTATTTGTAGTAGTAGAAAATTGACCTTGTGCAACTTCTAAATTTCCAGTACCAGTAATTTTTTGATTAAAATTAGGATTTATTTTAGAACCATCTATATTTGCATCAGAAGCAATTTGAGCATTAACAAGTCCACTACCATTTAATAGAGTTTTTATTTCTTCTGCTGTTTGATCGTCTTTAGCATTATCATCAATACCAGCAAGTTTATTGTGATCTGTAACTGACATAACACCAGCACTAGTTCCACTTGCTTCAGGGATTACAGCATTAGTTCCATCACTACTTACAATGGTGACTGCTGTCTCAGTAGTATTAGTAGAAAGGTTAGTTGTGACGTTTGTATTCTTTAATGAGTTAGCTGCTATTGCATTATTAATAGAAGTAGCAAGTTTAGCAGGAGTAACTTGATTATCAGCTATGTGCTCAGTATCAATACTGCCGTCTGCATAATTTCTTGAATCTATTGCATCATCAGCTATATTAGCATTTGTAATAATATTATTTTCAAGCTTATTTGTAGTTATTGAATAATCTTGAATGTCTTCATTTTCAATAGGACGTGACTGTAATTCATGTATTGCATATAACGCCTGTTCTGTGTTGGCATTTAAATCAACTGCACGAATTGACGATCCAGATGCAAATACAGCTTTTGGATCATCATCACCACTTGTTTTACCAACGGTAGTTTCTCTGTAAACTCTTACGCGTACTCCTGTTTTTGGAGCACCTGTACTTGTTTGTACTGAACTTTCAGTAGTACTGTTAAAAGTTATTTTGGTGTTTGCAGTGTCGACTGCATATTTAGTTGTCGCTTGTGTTACTCCATTAAGAGCAACTTTTACATCTTCAGTTTGTAGGACTGGGAAGGTGTACGTAAATTCCAACTTGGAACCATTAGGTGCACCTCCACCATTATCCGTATATGTAGTTGCCATTTAGTATCTCTCTTGAGAATGTGTTTTTTTTGGCGGTGGGTTTATTTTGGAATGTTTAGTATTCTGTCTATGGAATCTCGATTTGCTTTTCTGTTTTTTAGTTTTTGATCTCTTTCTTCAATAAGTAATTTTTGGACGTCGTTATCTTTTTTAATACTTGCCCAAGCTCTTTTCTTAGCCTTGTCAAACTCTTTTGCGATTCGTTTGTAGTGTGGGAATGATTTAGGTTCAACATCTTTCATACCATTTTTTTTATACCATTCCATCTCAGCAAGCGATGCTTGCATTGTTGGATCGTTAGCCATCGAATCAAATTTAGCTAATAAGTTTTGCTCACCTATAGCTTTTTGGAACATAGACCTTACCTTTGGACTGTCAGACAAATCTGTTCCATCTGGAGCTGAGTATGTAGAAGTTCTCATGTCATAACCACTGTTAAATAACATTTGTCTTCCTTCGGAATAATCCAAATTAAAGTTCACAGGTGAAACAGCATTAAACATGCGAGTTATAAAGTCGTGATCTTTGATAGGTTTACCTGTAAGGATGTCGTATTTAATAGGTAGTGGATCTCCTGCAATATTTTCAGTTATTAAGTTTCTATTTCTAATAGAGTCTTCTATATCTGAACCTAGTTCTCTTGTGTAAGGAGTTAGCACTTTACCTATCTCATTTCTAAGACCAGATAAAGGAACTGTATTATTTAATAAGGATGCAATTATTCTTTGTTGTTGTCCGGGTTGACCAGAAAATAAATCAACAAAGGATTGCATACCAGCCAAGTAAGATTTACTTGTAGCAGTACCAGCTAATGCCATAGATAGTTTTAATAATCTATCTTCTGCCCACTCTTCACCCATTAATTCTTGATGATCTCCTATATCTGCTACTAAAGCAAGTATTTGGTTGTATGGTTCAAAGGCATCATAGTTAACCCAGACGTCACCAAGTTTTATAGTTCTTGGTTTCCATCCCATGTCCATCCATGCTTGTCTTTGCTTTCTATCTGTTGGTCCATTACCATGTAATCCTCCGCTTAGATATGCCATTGAAGCCATAAATATTGCGGCAGAACCTATAGCTAATCTTCCATTTTGAACAGCTTTAGCATTGATTAAATCTCTTGTACTTTCAATACCATATTCTTTTAAATGTCCAAGATCCATTCCGGGTTGAGTTCTAGCTATTTGATTAAATTCATCAACTAAAAAATTAAATCCGGGAGTATGTTTAGCGGTTAGTTGTAAACCGTTAATTCCAGTTCGTGCAAACAAAAAGAATGGTCTAGCCCATGGTGTGGTATCAAAAGCAGTTGCTAACTGTTGAGCAAATCCTTTTAAAGGAGTTGTAAGAGTAGCTTCACTTCTAGCATATTTAGCAGCTTCGCTTGTTAGGTTTCCTTCAGAATCAAAGATTTTACTATTAAATATGTCTTCCTGATCTTTAAAAAATTTTGCATCAAAGTTTTGAAAATTTCCATCTGGTAACTTTGCAGCAGCTTCTAAAAATGCTTGTTCTCTTGCCTTACCTCTACCAATAATTAAATTGAAAGCATCATCAGTAGATGCCATGATTTTAGTTGAATAAGTAAGTAAATTACTATCATTCAATCCTCGAATCATATTAGCAACACGGAATAAAGCTTTATCTTTTTTATTACCTCTTTGCTCTGCCCATGTACCATACAATTTCCATTGATCTTCTAATTTACTTCTCTCAACATATCTAGTTTTAAGAGTTGAAAGTTCACCTGACCAATAACCATTTAGTCTTTTTCTAAATAATTTGAAAGCTTCTGGAACAGCTTCACGCATAGCATTTAAAGATGCCAATGCAGCTCTAGCTGTAACTGCATCTCCTTTCATCATTCCACCTATAGCCATTGCCATTGGTCTAGTGAAAGTTGCAGTACCTGTACCTAAAGTTGCTCGAACTGATGTTTTAGGTCCAGACAAAACACTATGAGTAAACATAGTTCCTGTCTCTCTTAGTAGAGCACCAGTTTTTTTCTTGTCACCAAAATATCCACCTCTCATTTTCTTACGCATAAATACGTCAAGATCATCAAGGGTATGAACACCGTCTGCCATAGAAATACCTTCAAAGATAATTTTAAATAAATCATCACCACCATCTTCAGGTGTAAGTTCCATTGCCATTCGGAAGGCATCAATACTGTCTTGTACTTGCTTTTCGTTCGCTTCTCTAGCGGCGGCTTTAGCTTTAGCTACAGCTTTTTTAAACTCTTTAAGAGTCTTAAAATCACCAGATACTTGTTTACCTCTCTTTATATTTTTTACACGACTTAAACCAAAGTCTGAAAGTTGTTCTGATACTAATGAACTTGATTCTTTCCTAAGACGTAGACCAGCAATGAGCTTATCTACAAGATGGTGTACTGGTCCATCAATATCTTTTATGTCTGTGATGTCGGCTAATTCTCTACCAACTAAACTTTGTGCTTGAATATCATTAAACAAAGAGACATTTATCATGTCTAATGCTTTTATATATTGTGGCTTTACATAACTAACAATTGTTTCTTTTGTAATTTTTCCAGTTTTAGGATCTTTAAAAGCTGCATTAATATCTGTTTTATCCATTGTAATTCGTTCATAGAACTCCTTACTTGTTATGTTGCTTGTATTTCTACCTTCATAAATATCTTTAAAGATTGCCATGTTTTCAGCAATAACTTGGTTTAAAGTTCTCCCAGTTTCTCTAGCTGTTTGTTCTAAACCTTCTATATACTTCTCACCTTTAAAGTCACCCAATATTGCTTTTACTAGATCTGAAGGTTTTTTATTTCCTTTAGCTACGTCTTCTATTTGTTGGTTAGAAACCATAGAACCTACATGACCGTCTTCATTCCCAAACTCAGTTTTCTTTTGTTTAATAGCTTTATCAACATCGGCTGCTGTGTGGTTAGAAGTAGAGTTTCCTAAATGTCTTTCACCGATTGGTTCATTCTTTGGAAAACGTACTCCGGGTTCTTTTACTTGTGCTTTAACACTTTCTCTAGTCTGTGCTTCTACACTGTTTCTTCTGGTTTGCGTGTATTCAGCAAAATCACTACGTAAGCTGTCAAAATCTATATCTAATACATTTCTAACTTGTTGACCAACTCCAGTTAAATCTTCTGGATTTGCTGCAATCAGTTCATCTTTAATTTTTCCTAATCCTGTAGCAAGTTCTTTTGAACCTCCAACAACAGCATCAGTTCCTTTAACAGTTGCTTTTCCAACTTGTTGTAAACCTCTTCCTGCTATAGGAAGCAGTCCAACTAAAGCTGCATCAAATACCATGCCAATGCCTATTTCTTCTAAAACAAACTTAAGCTTTCTCATTACAGGACCATCAACATCAGCAGTTGCTAATGGTGTACGTAGTTGTGGATATTTTTCTGCTATTTTTGCAAATATATTATTTGCTTGACCAGTTTCGTTTTGGTCAAATAACGAATAAGCACCACCAATTATGGCACCTCTTTTTAATTCTCTTTGTAAAAGTGTTCCTGTTAGTTTTTTTGCTCCAAGAACTTTTCCACCAACTCCAGCAGTTAAACCAGCAGTAGTTGCAAGTTCAGCAATACCTTCAACAAATTCACCCCAATCTGTTTTAGTAACAATAGGATCTCCATCACCATACATGAAGTCATCCCATTCAGGTTCGTAAACCCCTGCTGCTTCTTCTTCTGCCATTTCGCCATTAAAATAATCAATGACTCTTTCAGGAGTTGTAATTATATTTCCTACACCTTTTCTAAATCCAGATCCAGCACCAATTAAAGTATCGGCTGCATAATCTCCGAAGTTAGCTCCTTCTTCTTTTACTACTTCAGGTGTAGTTGCTTCTTTTGCTACTTCCTCTTTGCTTTCTTCAATTTCATTGTTGATAGCTTTTTGTTCATCAGCAGCTTGTATGTTTGCAACTGCTTCGGCAGTCTCTTCTTCTGACATTCCCATTCCAGAGATTCCTACCTCTATCGTGGGATCAAATTCTTCGTTCATTTTACCTCGGTAAATATTAGCTTTAAAGAAAGCCAATAAACCGTAGTTACTGGTCTTGTCTTATTAAAGCTTTTTTATTAAAAATGGATGTTTTAACGTTTTGTTCTTGATCTTTTAATTCATCAAGTATTCTTGCTCTTGTAATACGAGAGCGAGTAGGGAATTTATAAATAAGATTTAAAACTTCATTACTATGCTTCTGTTCTTCTGGTTTATCTGGAGTCTGTCCTTCTGAAGTCTCTCCTTCCATCAACTGACCTACTTGAGAGTTAGCTAAATCTATAGGATTAATACCCATTCTTAAAGCTACATCTTTGTAGTAGTCTGGTATGTCTTTTGATTGTTTTAATGGTGTCTTATACCAAGCTAATAATTCAGCTTGGCTTTTAGTATCAGCATTAATCTTCTGTGTTTTCCATTTACCACCAGCAGATTGAGTCATACTTATTTGAACCTGTTTACTGTAAGCATTATCAGTAGGTTCAAGATCGTACTCTGTCAACTTGACTCGCATAATAGGATCATCTAAAACTTCTTCTACAGCTCTTCTGCCAGCTTTCATAGCTTCAGGAACTGTACTTACTACTTGACCATCACGCATTAATTCAGCGTTATAAGCTTTGTTAAATATTTCTTCTATGTTGCCATACGCATTTAACCATTCTATTGAAGCTGTTTCGGTTGACCCGAACGTGTCACCAGTTGCTCTATCTGTGTAAGCCTTTAATATTTTACTAGCCTCTTCGTATTGTTGAGACCCGGGAAGCATTGTTCCTGTTGAAAGTATCTTATCCTTATGCTCATTAAACTTAGCTGTACTTACATTAGCCATCTCAAAATCATATACACCATTTTGGTAACGCATTGATTTTTCAATCATATCTTCAGCTTGCCAGTCTTCCATATGACCAGCTAAAGCATCAGATAATTCTGTAGGAACATAACCATCATATTTGTCTTTATAAATGGCATACATTTGTGCTTTTTCTTCGTTAGTCCAATCTTTTTTAGATTTAACAACTTGTAAATCACCAGCTATGTTATCTAACCTTTTGTCTTCTATTGCTTGATTTCCAAGTCTTGCAGCTCCAAACAATTCACTAGCTAGACTGCTCCACTCTTTCCATGATCCCATTGTCTTAGTAGAACCATCACGAGCTGTTATTTCGTGATTAACTATAGACATAGCTTCTGTAAATGTAATTACATTCTGTTCAACCAAATCAATAAGGTTTTCTTTAAAAGCTACTCTCCCTGCGGAGATAGTAGTTCTATTTCTAGCTGCATATCTAGCTGCCCAATCGTGAGCAAGTTGATGACCATCAGCAGGGTTAGCTGTTGAGAATCCAACTGCAATCATTTTGCTATCAGATGCTTTTACTTGTGCCTGATAATTAGCTTCTCTTTCAGCAGCTTGTTTCTTACGTCTAGCATCATCAAACTTATCTATCTCTGGTTTAACAACAGTAGCTACAAGAGCTTCGTTTAATCCTGCAAATTGTCTTGCATATTCAAACTTAATCTTTGTGTCTAAAGCTGCTTGTTCTGCTGGAGATAGGTTATCAAAATGTCCTACTGAAACCTCCTTACCATCTCTTACTACATCTATCTTTGTAGTTTCGTAAGCATCATAAACATACTGGTCATAGTCCTTAGCTTTTTGTAAAGCGTATTGTTCTGCAACCATATACTTTTCCCAGCCAGCCATGTTACGAAATTCTTGAGCGGTGATACTGTCACCGGTTTCTTCTTCGTACTTAGAAGCAAACTCTTGTGTAGCTAAATCATCTTCAAATAACTTGTCACGTTCACCTCTAAATGTTGCTTCTAGTTCTGGACTAACACCTCTAGTTAATATGTCTAACTTAATCTGTGCTTCTCTGTCTGATCTATGTTTGTCTTGTTTTTTCTTTATTATGTCACCGATTGTAGAGGATAAAGAAGCTAATCCTTCATACATTCTTTCAGTATTTCTTACCTTATCAGCATTGTTCTTTTCTAGTTGCTGTAAGTATCTTTCTTCTGACGCTTGTATAGCTCTGTCAGATGCTTCTTGTTCTGGGACTACATCTAATATCTCTTGAGGAGTTACTGACTGCCCAGTTATGTTGTAATTAGGAATCATTATTGGTACCAATTAATATTAGGGCTGTAGTTTGTAGGCGCATTTACTAAAGGTGCAGAATTAAAACTTGTACTAAAAGTATTGCTGGTTGGAGATGATGAATTATTCATCCAACTATTACTTCCACTATTAGCAGGCATACCTTCTATACCAGCACCTAACGCCTGACCCATGCCAAGCATTAAAGTCATACCTACGTTTTGCATTACAGGAGGTGGTGGTGCTATGTCTTGTACTGGTTGAATAGCTACCTGACCAAAGGATCTATTAAGTGTTGATTTAAGTTGTCTTTTTACATCTTCTCTTACACCTTCAGCCTTATAACCAGCCATAGCTAATCCTCTAGATCTCAGAGCTTGACTCATACCAAAATTGGCATTGTTCATAACTAATTGTCTAGCTACTGATGCACCTCTGACACCACGTTCTGCGGCTGAAGCTTCAATCATTCCTTCGTTAGCTAACATCTTTTTAAAGTCTTCTTGGTTCTCAAGTATGGCTAAAGATCTTGCATTATTTAATTGTATTTGTGTTCTTGAGTAAGCTCGTTGAGCTGCAATATTTGCTTGGTCAACTTCTTGCTCGAACTGAACTTTCTTAGTTGCATAAGTAGTTCTTGTTTGCATCCACTTCCGTTCTCTGACTTTAAGTTGCTGCTCATAATTTCTTTTAGCGGCTGCATTACTTGCTGACGCTGCTTGAGCACTTCCTATTGCTGAAAAGGCTGGACCTATTGCTGCTGGACTGCACACGGCAAAATTCTATAAAGGATAAATTGTTTGGTCCGTAGGGAAATTTCCTAAGAAATTTAAAACCTAAAAACCTAAGTAACTTGATATGGACTTTGTTTCTTTCGTCAACAATGTTCCACAGTAACTTTTCTGTTCTTGCATTAACATACCGTTTTGCTTCTCTAACAAAGGTATGAGGATATTCGTAGATAGCTGGGGTGCAAAGCATCCAGATTTGTCCACCATTGTGAACTCCTGCCATGCCTGCTATCTCGCCATTTGGCACTTCAAAATAAACTGAGTCGCAGTTTTGATAACCTACGACCAGTGCATTTAAAGGGTCATGTCCATGACCTTCTGTAACCTCCCGATAGTCATCGGGTAATAAATTAGAAGCCACACGAAGTGCAGCTTCCAATGTTGCTGGGTGTATGTATTTAGACACGCTCGTAATTATTGTTTGTGTAAACTCCTTCCCATGTCATGTTATGGATTGTTGCGGGAGCTGGGTGTGTAGATTTAATTGATAAAGCTGTATTTATATTTCTGTCATAAATAGGAACTGTTCTTAAATTATTGTCTTCAACTGTTGGACCAGTATTAGATATGTACTGATCAGCATTTGTTACTTCAAATAATTCTGTATAGTCAACTCTTCCTGTTCTACTTAATGTTGTTTCATATAAACCTATTGGACCAAAACCAAATTTAACTCTATGTAAAATAGTATTAGCTCTAGTATCTGCTCTCCAATTTTGACCTGATTGAGTTAAGTAGTAGATAGTAGGAAGTTTAACTTCCATAGTAAATTGATATCCAATTAAAAAAGATTCTCCTGACCAATTACCATCAAGTTCTAAGGTATTTCCATTAACTGTAATTTTTCCATATCTACCTAAATTAGTTGTACCTGTATTGTCATAAGCAACTAATTGATTAGAACTTTCTAGACCAACTGGTTTAGCAAATGTTGATTTATTAGTTGTTGAATTATAAGTAACTGTAGGAGCTGTTGGAGAAGAACCAGCTATATTAATTGGTATCTCCATTAAATGATCTAAGTGAACTCTATTTTCTGCCAACATAAAAGTATCAGAATCAGCTTTTATCGCATACTTCAATAGTTGATATTTATTAGAACCATTTTTTACGACTACAAATAAAGAGTCATCAAGCATACAGTGAAATATGATATCTCCCGTTAATTGCCATTTAAACCAAGAAGCTAATTTTCTTTCATTAATTTGGTCAAAATATCTGTAACCATAAAGTGTACTTGTATTTTTTGAACTAAAAAAGATAACTGAGTTTTCTCGAGAATTAGATATAAGCTCTAAATCTTTTTCAAATAATTTAGAAACTACAGCACTTTGTTCAATTATTTCTGGTTCTCCTTCTCTTTGTACCCTAGCCATTTCAAAGAATCGAGAGTGTTTCCCTGCATTATCTAAAAAGCCTAGTGTTGTACCCAAAGAGATAGGGTTAGTTGCAGGGTTAAAGTTATAAGTAGAAAGAGCATTAATTTTAGCGGTTAACGGTGAAAAAGCGTCACTATCAGTAGTGAGCATAAATTGCTGGTTTTTAGAAAATAAAACTAAACCTGTATTTACCTGAATGCCATCAAAAAGTATTGCAGGATATTCTGAACTAGCTGATATATCTACTGGATCACTTGCTATAAGTTGTATAGCTGATTTAGCCCAGAAGTTAGTAAAGTCACCCGGACGTGAAAGCACTATATGTTCGTCAGCAAGTATTGCAAATCTGTTTCTAAAAAACAGTAACTTATTAATTGTTCTTCCAACAAAAGAAGGTTCAGGATTAGTTACATCATCACCAACTAAACAGTCGTCCCATTGAGGAACTGAAAATCCCGGTCCAACTGTACAAGCTACGTCTGTATGATTACCTTCATTAGTTTGAGATTCATAACTAAAGTTATTTGCATCTATTTTCGTAATATTAAATTGCCCATTAGTTAAAAAATTATCACTTTCTATATTAAGAAAATCTCCAGTATCAAAACCATGGTTTGTTTTATTAATGGTTACTGTGTTGTTTGTAGTTGTGGAAGTAAAAGTAAATCCAGTAACTTGTAGAGAAGCTAATCCATATGTAGATCCATCTAATTGACTTAATCTAAACTTAGCATCAGCAGTTCTGATTAAAACAAGAGGCATAGTAGATTTATCAAACCTTATTTTTCTTCCCGGTTTAGCGCATTCTTCCCATATACCTTCACCATCTTTATCGTTATTTCCAAAGAACTTTACATAGTAATTATCTTTTTCAGCAGCACTATTAACTACTTCAACAACCATACCGTTTTTACATTGAGTAGGTAGATCACCTACATCATTTACTCTTCCTGCTACTACGTTTAATAATTCACCTACTGGAGTTGAACCATTAAACTTTACTGTATGTTTTATATATAAACCACTACCTATAATTTCAATATCGTTTGCGGAAATATTATTGTCAGCAATAATTGCAGATCTAATATCACCAAGAATACTTTCAGCAGTAATTGTTGTTTCTGTATCAAATGGTGTTGGTTGTGGTCTTGCTAAAGCTAAATCTGCTTGAACTTGTGACGTACTTATCTTTTCAATAGTTACTTTGTAGTAAGCATCTTTCATAAATACTGTAAAATTATCTCCTTGTTGCCAACCTTCTCCACCATGAAGTAAATCATGTGTTGTCGTATATCTAGCTTGGTAAATTGTAGTTATAGCACCATTAGCATCTGTTGAAGAATGTGGTACTGACTGACCAGTTGTTGCTATACGGAAATATAAATTTGTTCCTCTGTTAACTGAATTACCCTCATCATCTTTAACGTCAACTGTGTAGGTATGAGATCCAGAAATAGCTTCGTCTGTAAGTGAACCACCATCTGAAACACTAAAAATTTTAGTCCCAACATTAGGAGCAAAAGCATCCCTACCATCACCAGCAGTATGATTACATCTCGTATTGTCAGTTATTCTTTGTGTTCTAGATCTTAATGAACCATCAGTATGACAATAATTATTACTTGACTTTATAAGTTCAACGCTTATTCTTGTTGCTGTTTTGACAGTTTTAAGATCAGCCGGATCTGTACTAGTAAATAAATTTAAAGCATACTGTTTGGAGTAGGAAATACTTTTTAACTCCACATACATTTCTTTTTTAAAGTCTGTATCTGGTTCTGTAGTAGTATCCATTTTAACAGTTTCCGTTCTGTTGTTGATATAAGTAAAGTCGTTAAGAGTTAAGGTCTGTATATCTTCGTCGTTAGTATGAGATAAGTATTGCTGATTATGTGCCACAGTAGCATTAACTACATCAACTGGATCTCCAGCATTGTGTATTATATTTCCAGCAGGATCTTTAACTTCACTACAAGCCCACATTTTTATTTGACCATTCGGACGTACTTGTCCTATGTATTGTTCATTTTCATCTCTGTAATAGTGAAACCATTTTCCATTAGTGACTGCATTGTGTGAACCATCACTGCTGTCACTTAAAGAAGCCACAAACTTTCCAGAAGGTCTTTTAAGTAATCCTTGTGTTACGTCAGGTATGGCGTTCACCATGTCTTTCACCTGACCGGGAATCTTTTGTTCATCAGGTTGTTGTGAAATGCCAGCCGTTAACGCTGGAATAGTTTGTGTAATGTTTGCCATTATCTAATAAGTGCTTTATAAGGTTGATAAGATCTATAATTACTTTCAGAAGGAAATCCAAAGAATGTATGATCTCCTTGCTCACAGTCGTATTCCAAAGCAGTAGCTTTAGTTTGTGCTTCTTGTAGTTGTAAAAGTTTTACTAAATCTGGATTAGAAACTAATTGAGTTGCAGCTCTAACTGAAGCTCTAGCAATTATGTATCTTTGTATTGCTGGTGGTACATCATTAAAAGCTAGTAAGTAAGTTATGTCCACATACATGTCTTCAGTAAAGACATCGGTATGTGTAACGTTGTCATATAACTTTCCGTTCTTTCTTACTACGTCTCTGTTTCTGTCATACAGCCCACCATGTACATCATATCTAAGATAGTTAGTAGGTATTAAGAAATGACCATTTTCATCAGGAGAGATTTTTACATTATCCTCCTTATTAAAATGCCATCCTTCATTTTGTATGTCTTTAGTAGCTTCCATCAATAAACCATGAATCATGGCAATTTGTGGGTTAGCAAATGTGTTAGCTACTTCTTGTCCTGTATTTGTTGTATCTGTAGTAACTGTTCCAAGAGTAGTTACTGGTGATTGTCCAATGCTACCCAAGATAGAGTTAACTGCGGATAGTTCGGTATCGGTTGCTATTTGAGTAGTCATAAATAAAAAAAAAGGGAGCCTAAGCTCCCGTATAAAAAATAAAAAAAGATTAAGCGTTTGCAGGGTATGTAGTACCAAATGCACTTGGTGCAGTTGCAGTACCAGCATATAGTTCAACGCAAGCAGCAGGATTTAAGAAATCTGCTCCCATTGCTAAACGTCCAAGGATAACGTCACCTTGGTAAACCACTGAAACATCTCCAGAAGTTACCTGAACCTGAGGTCCGATAGCTTCAACAACACCAGCAGCTTCTTTTTGGAAGATAAGTCCACATGAGTTGTTGAAATTACTAGTATTACCATAGTTGTTGTTGATACCAGTAACACTAGCTCTACCATCTTCCACTGTTTCACCAACAAAATCACCCTCGTTGCCGGGAGCAGTAATGCCGGGGTTTGTAGCTGATCCAGATCCAAACTTAGTACCATATTTACCAAAGAATGGTATGTTCATGGACTTGTAAACTTTAATGCCAGCAATCTCTACTATGCCTTGTCCTGACTGTAAAGCTGTTCCTTGTGCATCACGGTTTATTAGACCATTAGAAATAACACCAGAACTTACATCATTTATAAGTGCGTAGTATTGACGTGGGTTCATTACAGCTACTCTTCCTTCAGAAGAAATTCCTTTTTCATCTAGTGCTGCGGCAGCATCATAGAAAGCATTTACTAAATTACCAGCATTGTAAGCATCGGATGCATTGGCAGTGGATCCAACTCTAATTTGTGTTCCGCCGGGTTCTACAAAATTAGTTTTAGTAATTGGTGAAGCTTGACGTGCACCTTTAGCGATGGCACGGAAGATAAGTCTGTCATACTTTTGAGCTAGAGCATATCCAATCTTCTTAGATATTTCTCCTCTCAATTCGTAGTGTGCAAGTGTCTCGTCTAATTCATAAACGAATGCACTTGAAATTAGAAGGTCATCACATGTGATAGTCTTCTCAGCTACTGGAGGTGCTCCATCGGAGTTACCTAGTATGCTGTTGCCGGGTGTGTGGAACTCGGCTGTTGTGTGTCCAGTGTAGATGAACTGTAAAGATTTTCCATTCTTAAGAGTTCTCTTCATAACGAGATCTCTTGCGATTGCATTGTGCTGGAAGCCTTTAAACATTTCTCCACTGAACAGTTTAAGGTAGAGTGCTCTTGCATCACCTGTGCTATTGGATTGACCAGCACGGGTTAATGAAGAGGTCATACCTGTACTCTGTTGAGCCATTTTTATGTCCTATTTTGAGGGGTATATATTATCGTTCCTAACGTTAGAATGTTGTCAGTCTTAATTGGTCTAGCGTGAGACTGTCACGCTTTGTGGTCTTTTCCCACCGTCGACGGCTTAAAGGTATCCTCCTCAGAGGGCTTTAGCCAGATTGAGTAGGGAGGAATTGAACCTCCCCAAGATCACCTATTTGATTACTCTTGTGTAAGCAACGCCACGATATACGAAAGTAACTTTCATTGCTATCTCCATATACCTAAGCCCCGTTCCATGCTTAGGAATCATGCGTCCCTTGTGGGATGAACGGACGTGGTTGCCAATGTCTGGTTACACCAGAAATGATAAAGATGTTAGTTATCAGTGTTATCAGAGTCAGAAAGTTCTTTATTAGTTTCTTTCTTTTCTTCTTCTTGATTGCAAAAAGCATAACGGGTGACACTTGCTCTCATTTTGTTTGATTGATGACTCATGCTATTGAAGGTGCAGTGAGTGCAACTTGTGCTGACTCAGCTGAAGCCAAGTCAAGTGGGAAGTTGTGAGCGTTACGTTCGTGCATTACCTCAAAGCCAAGATTAGCTCTGTTAAGTACATCTGCCCAAGTAGGAATTATCTTTCCATTAACATCAACTACTGACTGGTTAAAGTTGAAACCATTGAGGTTGAAAGCCATAGTGCAGATTCCCATGGAGGTAAGCCATATGCCCACCACTGGGAAAGCACCAAGAAAGAAATGTAGAGCACGAGAATTATTGAAAGAAGCATATTGAAATATAAGTCTGCCAAAGTAACCGTGTGCAGCAACTATGTTATAAGTCTCGCCTTCCTGACCAAACTTATATCCATAATTCTGTGACTCAGTTTCCGTGGTCTCCCGAATGATTGAGGAAGTAACAAGGCTTCCGTGCATAGCAGCAAACAAAGCACCGCCAAACACACCCGCAACTCCGAGCATATGAAAGGGGTGCATAAGGATGTTGTGCTCCGCTTGGAAGACAAACATGAAGTTAAATGTTCCACTTATTCCTAAAGGCATGCCGTCAGAGAATGATCCCTGACCGAATGGATAAACAAGAAATACTGCTAGAGCTGCTGAGACTGGAGCTGTGTATGCAACAAAGATCCATGGTCTCATACCTAGTCTGTATGAAAGTTCCCACTGTCTTCCTGCATAAGCGAGTACTCCTATTAAGAAGTGAAAGACAATAAGTTGATATGGTCCGCCATTATATAGCCACTCGTCCAGTGTGCCAGCTTCCCAGATTGGGTAAAAATGTAGTCCGATTGCGTTAGAGCTTGGGACGACAGCTCCTGATATTATGTTGTTTCCGTATAGTAACGAGCCGGAAACTGGCTCACGTATGCCATCTATATCTACAGGCGGTGCTGCGATAAAGGCGAGTATGAAACATGTGGTAGCAGCTAGTAAACATGGAATCATTAGCACACCAAACCAGCCTACGTATAGACGATTGTCTGTGCTAGTGACCCAGTTACAAAACTTCTCCCAGTTGGTTGTAGTGTCTCTTTGTAATGAGATTGCAGCCATTTAATTAATTAGTTTTAATGTATGTTGTCGCATTCCTCTTGTACTTTTGTGAGGAATAATTGGATGATTTGCATCTTAGCTTGGTAAGGTAGCTCCTCATCCAGTATCACTTTGTATTTTGCTTTGTGAAATTCAAAGCAACTCATTTTCCATTTGTAAGGATCGATAACCCTTGGTTTAGAAAACGCCGGGTATGATCTGACCTGTAGTAATGTAAGCACCAAGAGCAGCAACGAAACCGAGCATTGCAGCCCAGCCGTTAAAACGTTCTGCTTCATAAGTAAAAATTGGGTTTGTGTTTTCTTTGTGGTGTGTCATAACTCTGATTGGTGGTTCGTAAGGGTATTCGTTATAAAGTAATGTGTCGAGATCTTTTGTTTTCATAGTTAAAAATTAAGATCTGACTGGTTTAATTTTTGTACGACGTCAGCTCTATAAGCTGGGTCTGTGTCATAGCGTGGATCTCCCATCGCTGCTACAAGTTCTGCTTGCGATCTAAATACTTCTCCTCTAGATGAAGCAGGTTTGCCTTGTAGCATCCTTCCTTCGTATCCATTAAATTCGTTGTATTTTGATTGCAATCCTTGAAAAGCTATATTGATTGCTGCTGGATTGCCAGAGTCTACTACTGAATCAAAAGCGTCGATTTGATTTTCAGGTAAGTTACTTGCAGCCCATTCGATAACTCTGTTGTAATTAGCTTCTCCTCCTGCTGCATTCTGTACACTATTAACTTGTGATTCAGACATTTCTACAGCTTGTTGAGGAGCTTGTGGATTGTTGGCTTGGATTTCTAAGTAAGCATTTACCAAATCTTGGCTGCTCATCTCGGAAAACTTAGAAATTGTTTCTTTACTAAGTTGACCATCATTTGCGTAGTACTCTGCTGAAGCTTCGTTAATTAAACTGACCGCAGGAGTTTCATCAGGTACCTCCTCATCACTTCCTTCTTCCTCTTCATATCCTTCGTCGCTTGTTTCGTAATCGACTTCTTCTTCTTGTTCTTCTTGTCCAAGTTTCTTTTGTAATGATAAGTATGCTGCTTCTAAATCTTCAGCACTTTTATATTTACCAGCTAATAGTTGTTCTTGTTCTGCTACTAACTTTTCTCCTACTTCTAAAGAGTTTTGCTCCTCTGCGGATAAAACCTCTGCATCAGGAGTATTATCATACGATAAAGTTTCTGCCATTATTCAGGTTGTTCAATTGGTGGTTGTTGTTTACTTGGATCAGCCAAAGGAGCATTTGCAAACTGACCAGCTTGCTCGAGTAGAGTCTGGTTCTGTTTCTCTTGCATCATCATTTCCTTATCTTCAGATATCTGTGCTTCTGTCTTGACTAAGTTCAATACATCAATACCTTGTGCAGCAGCAAGACGTTTAATAGCTTCTAGAGGATTAATAAATTTCATTAACATCTCTGGTCCTACTGTTCCTGCAACAGTTTGCATAAACATAGTTAAAGCTTCTCTATCTTGACCACGACCTAAAGCATTTACACCAGCTACGATTGTTGGTCTTACAACATCTTTAGGTAACTTAGGTAATTCGTTTGATCTTTGTAAAACTAATAAAGTTCTATCTAAATAAGGTATGAGAAAAGATGTGGTTAACAAACTGAAGATGCCACCTAGCTGTTGCTCTAGTTCTAATTGAGTTAGTCTGACTTCTTCTGCTGTTACTCTTTCAGCATTCCTTACATTCATAACAAGGAAAGCTTCAAGTAATCTTCTTTCTATAGACTGAGCCATTTGAGCAGCAGTACTAAAGTCTGCGGTCTTACCGACCTGAACTACTTGTACGTCTTCTGCTCGACCTTGTACTATCGCGCCGTTACCAGCTTTAGCGATAGTAGCTGGTTTTGTAGTAGAGGATGGTGATACTAGAAAAATTACTTTACTAGCTGCCGCAGCTCCCTCAACTAATGCCTGTGATAATCCTTCGAGAGATTTGAGATCACCAAGGAACTCTTCTACTCTGCCACGTCCGTACTGTTCTCCGTCTACTGAATTGAAAGTCAGGACTAACCATGGACTTGCATTCTTAGGTGCTGTACTACGTGATCCGGGAATTATCATATCGTTCACTTCTTGATACCATAGCCATCTGCCGTTCTCTAGTTTCACGCACGTGTAAACTTCGACATCATCACTATTTGTACCATTTGTTTCGTCGACAGGTGTGTTGGGTTGTTTGACTGGTAGGTCAAAACCGATTACATCTCGACTTATCAATTCCTTTGTAACTATTTCTAGGACGTTACCATTTCCATCTCTGTTGACGACATACCTATTAAGTGGATAGTTCTTAATACCATCTTTACCCATAAACAATAGTGCATTACCACCAACAATTAAATGTTTAAGTGCTTGGTGTATAACTACTCTGTCATTAGATGCAGCGATGTAGTCCATGACCATTCGCTCCATTTTAGATAAAGAAAGATCAAGTTCTGATCTAGCTTCTGGTGGTAAATCTTCACCTAATTTATCCTCTCTTACCTGTAGCTTGAAGAAGGTTCCTTGTGGAGGTAGGGTTGCTAACATTAATTTTGCAGCAAGCCCTACTACACATTTGGATCCTACTGATTGCCAAGGAATATTTAGAGTTTCATGTGTAGGTCTTGAAGATGTATCGTCTTGTATTAAATAAGGTAACGTGAGTTTTGAACAATCAACGGCTTTGTCTAGGAATTGTTGTCGATCTGTTACCAGTTGATTGTATCTTTCACGGGCTAACATTAGTTAAGTCCTCCAGACGTCATGTCTGTACCTGTATTTATTTTTGGGTTAAGTTTAATTCTTAAAGAACCTGTACCTTCTGAATACTGACTCTTTGATTTATTTCCACGATCTTTTTTAGCTCTTCTAATTTGTGGATCTACATCCTTCATAACTGGAGAAGGAGGATCGACAGGAGCTACAGGAGGTAATGGTGGTGGTGGAGCTGGTGGTAAAGGTTGTGGTGGTGGAGGGGTTGATTGCCTAAATAAACACATTAAATTTCCTCGTCCATAATGGATCTTATATATTCGATAACGCTGGCTTGACCAGCTCTGTACATAATTACTTGTACATCTTCTTTGGGATGGATTGGTTTCCAACCGAAGTTTTCCTCTAGCTTGACAAGTAACTTATCTAATCTTTCGTTGTGTAACTTAAGCGTAGCTAGGGAGATTCCTGTTGTCATGTTCAAAAAATGCTGGCATACGAGCTGACTTGGTGGCGGCAAGCTGTGGTGCTTTGCCTTCATACATCAACCGATCACTCGCATCCAGCCAAAATTTTTTGTCCAAATATTTATCAGTTGTATTTTCTTTAAGGGGTTGCATTACCCATGCAATAGTTGCCTTCCGAAGCTTATCCAAGCTACTACTAGGACGAAGACCCAACTCAGCACAAACAAGGCTATTTGTTGCAACGTGGATTTGTTCATCTCTGGAAATATCAGCCGATACTGTTCGGATAGCAGCATCACCAGTAAAGCGAAAGAAAGGAAGTAGAACAAAAAATACAGCTCGTTCTGCAACCAAGGCTTTTGTAATGGTGTGGTCGGGGTGTTGTATCCAAGCATCTCTTAATAGTTTCCCTTCGTTTTCTGCAGTTGGATTAGCACCACGGGATTTAACAATGAAATCCAAAGCAATATCATGCTTAACCTCATCTTTAACGTTCGACTCAAGAAGTGTCCTCGCTGACTGCGGGACTTCCTTCTCCAAGCCTTGTGTAATAAATTCTCCAACTGGTAGCTCCATATGACGTATTGCGAGAGCACGCAGGATGGTTTCTTCAGCACCTTCTTTTACCTTTCCTTTTGTAGGTCGGACAGGTGTCCATGTTCGTTTTCTATTTAATAATTTTTCGTAGGGGTTCATTGTTGACAGTCACAAGATATTTCGTCTGGTTTATTACTCATAATGTCTGCTAGATAATCTTCAACTGAGGTATCTTCCAATGCTGCATAAGCATCTGTCTTATCCTGTGTGTCTCCCATTACTTGCAAGGCATAATATAAAGAAGTTTGTGGGCTGAGTAACCACTCTTCTATAAATGCCTCATCGTAAGTCACCATATCGCTCCAACTGTTGAAGCTATAGCCATGAAGCAAACCTGTTCGTTCGAGCATGATCATAATTTGATCAGCTACTAACTTATAACTCTCCCATCCAACTTCGGATGCGATCTCTACGTTGCCATATTCAACTTTCTCTATTCCAAAAGTACCTGAATCTCTATCCACTATTCTTGAAATAGGTGGAGCAATTTCTGGTGTTGCAGTAAAGCCTTTAAGATCTTTACTTCTGTATGAACAACTGGCAGTTGGAGCTATGGCAAATGCTCTAACCATGTTGTTCTCTCTTGCTATGTTAGCTGCTTCTTGTATGCCGAGATAAAGTTCACGCGCAGCTAACCCTGCGTATCCTTCGTAAGGTTCAGCATTGTTAACTGCCTCTAGTGCCTTACCGAACTCGGCATATGTGATGTTGTTGTTTGCTAAGAAGTTGGCTAAACCTAAAAGTCCGAATCCAACTTGCCTGTCGATATCTGGTGCAAGATATTCTCCAGATTCTTCAATCCCTGTCCTACTATGGAGCTTGCACAAATCTGACATACCTTCACGCATACCTTGTCGTATGTCGCCGATACGACAGGCTGACATATTGAGGTGCTGTAGGAGGCACGTTCCGCGTGAGGGCAAGTAAACCTCAAGACAGACGTTGCTCCAAATTCTGTTTCCGTCATTATCATATTTTATTTTATTGAGCCAAATGTCTCCTTTTGCAATTCCTCTAAGGATTGCTTCCTTTGTTTCAGGATTTGCTTTAGCCCACGTGGATTGGGTGAGGTCAACACATCGTTTAACCCATGGAAGCTCGTGTCTTTCTGCGAGCACGAACTCAAGAATATCGGCGTGGTCAATATCAAGATGGACAACGCACGCACCATTGCGGTAAGTACCGCCGCGTCTAAGTATTTCATTTAATGTTGAGTAGATTTTTGCGAACGACACTGGTCCTGATGCAATGAGAGTATCAGGTCCTTTATTTGTTTTTGTTCCTCTTGGTCTAATTTTCGACAAGTGGACTGCAACTCCTGCTCCAAAGCGGAGAGCATGGCTAACAAAACGCCAGCTTGCTTCAATTCCATTTGGTCCTTCCATAGAATCTTCAACTACGAAGATTGTGCATGATACTGGTAGACGTGATGTTGGATTATCAATCCATTGCTGGACTCGACCAGTCCTAGCTATGATGTTTGGTTCTGTATTCGATTTCATTGAGTAAATAATGGGCAGCTTTTTTTAAATCTTTTAAGTCGTCGTCTTTATATCCAGCTCGACATACATATTTGACTACGTTTCCAAGGTGATAGTTCAGGGTTTGATCTCTTATGAAATCCCATACTTCTATGTTTCCTCTCTGGTAATAGTCAGGACCTTCGTTTTTTTGCTTCATGTAACAGGGGTGAAATTAAGTTACTTAATTTGAAAACTTGTTCTTGTAACCTCAAGTAAAGTTCCATCATTGTTTCTTTATCTATCTCATGTAGAGCTAACTGTATCTCTCTCATTTCTAGATCCTGATGGAGGGTCAATTTGGTACTGTCCCACAGGTTTCCAGAGGATCGGTTCTCTTTTGTCATGGTCGTAGTCGTCAGTAGTTAAAATTCTTGCAAGCCTTGCGTTAACAAGTGCATCTTCTTCAGTCATGTCCTTCTCTTCAAAGGTTTCAACGACTGCTTTCCATGTATATCCTTTCTCTGCAAAGATTTTCTCTGCTTTCTTAATACCTATTCCGGGAACACCTGAGTATCCGTCAGTGTTATCGCCTGCCATAGTTTGTATAAGATGCCATCTTGCTCCTTCTTCTGGAGAGATGGTTACAGTTTCTTTGAAGTCATATAATTTACCGGGTATCTGTCTCATGTCCTTGTCTGGAGAGACAATAATATTTCCCGGGTACTTGGTTGCGTAAATCCCTAACGCATCGTCAGCTTCAAGTGTATCTTTAAGGATAACTTTATAAGTTTTTTTTAGCTCCTGTATCACACGTTTGAATCCACAGGGCTTTTTTCGTTGTCGATGACCCTTATATTCGGGCAGAATTTTTTTCCTAAAATTATTAGGGCTTGTAAAAAACAATATTAAATCTTCATCGAAAAACGAACCAAATTCTGTCTGTATTTTGGCTAAATCTCTTTTAACGCATTTCATAGCGTCAGAGAAATTAGAAGTAACTACTATAACGTCATCACCAAAATCCATTTCTGTCTCTGCTGCTGCACAACATTTGTAGACAATGTAGTCGCAGTCAATTAATAGTTTCATTCCCAGTAATTCTCTAAGCCTTTAGGTATTCTTTTCGTATGCCATGTAATTTTTTTAGTTAATGGATGAAAACAAATCATATAAATACTTTCATCAGGTATCATTGTTATTGTTGGTTGGTAATAACCAAAATCGCCACTAGCAACTCTTTGTTGGGTCTTACATTTAACATCACAAAGTAAAACTTGATTATTTATTTTTAAAACTAAATCTATTAAACCAGTTTTACCTAGATTTTTGTAAACTTCTCCGCCTTTTTCCCAAACAGTTAAAGCAACAAAATATTCTGCATAATCTCCATCTCTGCTTTTATTAACGTTAATGCACTTCTGACCAATTTCTTCCTGACTTTGCTTCTGCCCCAATTGGGCATCTAAGTTCATAATAATTTCCAGCTCTTTTTGCTGATCTTTCAAGGGTGTGTTTAATTCCATTTATATCGTGTGGTAAGCATTCGTACTGCAACTCGTCATGGACGAACGCTAGTTGTGATGCTTGTGAAAATTGTTTTTTTATTGATTCGTTTGCAATAATCATCCATCTCTTCGCTACTATTCCTGCTGAGCATTGAAGGAGGTAATTTAATGCTTTGTGCGGGCTATCGACCAGCACCCTTCTTCCGTCACATGCCACGAGGTAACCCTTAGTAGCCTTATTTGCAACCGCTGCCAATAAGTCGGAGAGTCCTTCGATAGCAGCAACGTAAGCCTTTCGGATCTCGGATCCTTTTTTACTGGCTTCCTTGGGTTGTAAAGTGTTATCAAAACTTTGTCCTAATTTAATATTTCCCGCCCCGTACAAAAATGCGTAAGTAACGGTTTTTACTTGTCTTCGAGAAATACCTATCTTGTCAGCGTTAACTTGATGTATATCATCATTCAGTAATATGTCGGCATATCGACCTCCGTCATATCGTCCAAGGTAGTGAGCAAGCATTCTTAGTTCTATACCTGATAGGTCAGCACCTACCATTACCATGTTTGGACTAGCTGTAAATAGTTCTCTAAATTCTTTATTCGCAGGAACTTGAGCTAGGTTTGGTTTACGATGAGCACATCTAAATGTGTTCGTACTAACCGAGCAGTGATGGTGTATGCGACCTTTAGTCGTAACAAGCTTGTTCCATGCGTTCACGCCTTCGGATATCATTCCAAGCTTCTTCTTTATCGTCAAACATTTCGCACATTGTTTCGAGAAGGGAATATCTATCTCCATCAATGTAATCTCGTCGATAATTGGTTTCCCAGTCGTGGTGGTCTTGCTCAATTTGACTTTGAAATGAGTCTTCAGAATCCATGCTATGTGGTCTCGTGATGTTGGGTTAAACTCCTTTATTCGTTGTATTTCACATCCTTCTCTGTATCCTTGTGTTGCGTTATCTCGTTTAGGAGTGAACAACGATCCTGCAACGAAAGGGAATTGTCCTCGAAGTATGTCAACAGTTTCTTCCATCTCTCGTCGGAGAGATGACTCAAGTTGCTGAGCTTTTGATTCATTAAATGTCCATCCATGAATTTCTTGTTCAGTCAATATTTCTGCGACGCGATGCTCTAATCTACACGCGTCAGATAAGGGCGGAAGTGCTCGCATAATTTTGTAGTTACTTTTA